CAACTTTTAAAGCTTCTGTCAAGGACATCCAAAGGTACATTGGCAAGAATGATTTGAAGGAAGTTGAGAAACTTGGCAAGAGAACGAAGGCAATTGAACTAATTGCCGAATTAGCCAAAGATGAGAAGCTAATGACTGCTTCTGAGGTTGCCATGACGTTCTCAGGTTCCAATTCCAAGTTATTCAAGATCCTCATACAGATTTTTAAGAAAGGGCAAATTGGTGGTGTTCGTGAGATAATTATATTGTTGATTAAAGCAAGAGTGCTGTTCAACATTGTTGAAGAGATCTCTAGATTATTGGCAAAAGCTGATAAACGAGAAATATTGACAAAAGGTCGAGACAAAAGACTTATGATGAGAGGCGATTATGAGGAAATCATGTCGTCATTCAAGTCAGGAACACCTCTGAGAATTGTCAAAGATTCCTTTGACATGACAACATGGGCACAAAAATTTATACCAACCATTTTCATTCCTATCTTCGAACATCACTTTTCAGAGTTCCCAGGGATAGTGGACCTATCAAGATTAATATTCCTCAGTCATTCCAACAAAGAAATAGAATACCCAAGAAAGTTAGTTGAGCAATGGTGCAAACACCCTGAAATCAAACACTCCGAGCCAGGCATGCAAAAGTGCAAGGATGAGTACCTATCCAAAGGCAAAACTTATTTTGTCAACCATTCAAACATGTGTCAAGGAATACCTCATTATAGTTCCACAGTTCTTGCTTTGTCATGCCTCAGCCTCAGAGATGCGCTATTTAAATCTGCACTTAGACAACTTGGGAAGGATTGCCACATAAAATGGAAAACTAGAGTGGGATCAGATGACAAAGGAAGCATCATTGCAATGGACATGTCACACAATGACGCTTATTACCAATATCTATTATTCGGTCAGTGTGAAAGAGCATCAGAACGCCTACACTCAATGGAGCTTTCTGTTAAATCTGCAAGTGGACATGTGATGTATGAGCTGAACTCTGCTTTTATGGCTAATCTTGAAACACTATCGCCAACCGTCAAGTTTTCCATGGCTGCAACAGACACAATAGGGACAACATCCTGCACTTCATTCGTCAACGAGTCCTATGGAAGAATTAGACAAATGAGAGAAAATGGTTGTTCTTCAATAGTCTGTGCATATGCTCACATGCTAAACAAAAGACACTTTTACAAAATCTTTGCCACCAATGTAGGTGCAGAAAATGATTTGAGAGAATGTTTGGGCGTCAAATGGGCTGAAATACCCTATGACTTTGGTGTTTATCCGACATACGACATTGATTTGCAAGACATTGTTGGTCCAGAATATTACAATTACAGACTGATAAAGAACCATGGAGTTACAAATGCCGTGTCACTCTTATACAGTGAGATATCAAAGCAGGAAATGACAGAAATGTTTCCAAACGATGACACTCCACTCATGAAGAAAGATCACTTTGGAATAAATCAAGGTCTGGTGAAACAGCTTGCAAACATGAGGAAAAGAGTTGGTGCTAACCCTGAAGAACTGAAGGAATACTTTGACAACAACCCATTCATAATGATCCGGGGTCCCGAGACAATTGATGAAACGGTGAAGTGCATTCAGGCCAAGCTCTACACTAAGGGTGCCTCTGAAAGCCTAAGAAGGACATCACCCGCGATATACATTGGTCGATTGGCTGCCTTCAGAACTGCAAAGGCCTGGACAAGCCCTTTCCAAAATCAGGAATGTTTCAACCTAGACACAGGGGAAGTGGAACAAGTTGAGGCTTTCACAAAATCCACCTACAAAGAGTTTCTTTCAGCAGGTGTCAAGAAGGTCTCAAAGGATGAGTCTAAGAAGAATTCTATAAACTCAATGTTGAATGTGCT